CGGTGGTACGAAAAAGTAATTTTAAATATCACTGAATTTAAATAAACCGTACTGGAGGCCCTTCGGGGCAGGTACATCGTAAAGGAAACAACTATGGCAAATAGAAACACTCAAGGTTTTGGTTTAATTGCTGCAGGAACGCTAGGACAAACTCCAGCGACTTCTGGACAAGGTAAATACAAAATCGATGCGGGTTATGGCACTACTATATACCAAGGTGGCGCTGTTTCTTCTAATGCAGGATACGTGATAGACGGTCAAACAACTGACGCGGCTATCTTAGGTGTGCTTAATGGAATTTTTTACAACGCGGCTACAACTTTAAAGCCAACGTTTGCGAATTTCTATAAGACGCCTATAACACCAGCAAACTCAGAAGACATCGACGCTTTCGTGTTCGATAACCCACAACAACAATATGTAGTGGCAATTGATAATACCCTAGCACAGTCTGGCTATCTTGAAACGTATGATATGAATGCGTCTTCAGGAAGTGACACTACAGGTAAATCAACTTCAACTTTGGATCATGACGATACAAGCGCAGATGCAGCTTCATTTAGATTATTAAGATCTGCTGAAGATCCTGAAAACGACGAAAATTCGGCTTTCAGATCTGTGGTCGTTGTTCCAAACTTGATAAATCTACAAAAAGGCCAATAGGAATAAGGAGATAAATTATGGCAATATCACGATCACAACTAGTTAAAGAACTAGAGCCAGGATTGAATGCTTTATTCGGCCTGGAATACAAAAGGTATGAAAATCAGCATGCTGAGATTTATACCAACGAAAACAGTGACAGAGCTTTTGAAGAAGAAGTTATGTTATCTGGTTTCGGAAACGCACAAGTAAAAGGTGAAGGTGCAGGAGTATCATTTGATGATGCACAAGAAACTTTTACTGCGAGATACACTCACGAGACTGTAGCTTTAGCATTTGCTATCACAGAAGAAGCTATCGAAGATAATCTCTACGATAGATTAGCTGCTAGATACACAAAAGCTTTAGCAAGATCTATGAGTAATGCAAAACAAGTTAAATCTGTTGAGCCTTTAATCAACGGTTTACCATCAACTGCAACGTTTAAGTCAGGCGATGGTGTAGCTTTGTTTAGCACATCTCACCCTACAGTAGCAGGTACTTTTAAAAATACTCTGTCTACTCAGGCGGATCTTAACGAAACGTCATTAGAGCAGTCAATGATTGACATCGCTAAAATGACTGACGAAAGAGGTCTTAGAATCGCAGCAAGAGGGTTGAAAATGATCATCCCTTCAGAGCTTCAGTTTACAGCTGAGAGATTGATGAAATCTCAAGGTAGAACTGGAACAGCTGACAACGATATCAATGCAATCGTTTCAATGGGAATGGTTCCTCAAGGATATAGAGTGAACAATTACCTAACTGATTCAGATGCGTTCTATATCTTGACAGACGTACCTAACGGTATGAAAATGTTCACAAGAGCACCATTGAATACTGCGATGGAAGGTGATTTCGACACTGGCAACGTAAGATACAAAGCTAGAGAAAGATACTCGTTTGGAGTATCAGACCCTAGAGGTATCTTCGGTGTAGAAGGTGCGTAACACTTAAAATTTTGTGGCGGGACATAGTCTCGCCACATTTTAAAAATAGAAAGAAAAAATGCACCTCAAACAATTCAGAGTACAAATTTATGCATATCAATATCATGCAGATTTTGTTA